TGACCGGTTTCAAAAGGTTTTCAGGTAGTTGAGGAGTCTCTATGGGTGGTAAGGGCAGCGGGGGCCGGCGTGTCGGATCAGGCGCAAAACCTAAGGAAAAGGCGCTTCGAACTCTGCATGGCTCCAGGCGTTCGGCCGCGTCTGATTTTGAAAAATCAAATCAGGCCCAGAATCAAACTGGCAATCAAAATGAAGCCGTTGCGCCGCCACCACCGCCCTTGCCCATTCCGGAGCCTCCTGGCAGTCTGACCCTTGACGAGCTGCCGGTCTGGAACGAGCTGGCGCCAATCGCGCAGAGGGAGGGGACCCTGACGCTCTCGACTAGGCTGGCTCTGCGGGACCTCTGCCAGAACATCGTGCTCAGGGGAAAGTTGAAACAGGCCCTTGATGACGACGGGTTGACTGTCCACACGCCTACTGGGGCCCTCGCCGCACATCCGTTGCTTACCCGCTTGACGGCCGTGATGCAGCGCGTCGAAGCCGGCATGATGCGGTTCCGTCTCTCCCCTATGGGCCGCGAGATCGCGCCGCCTGTCGACAAGACGCCGAACATGTTCGATCAGTTCGACGAAGACCCATTCGGGCAGACCGCGCACTGAAGGTTAGATGGCCGACAAGCAACCCCCGACAGCTCTAGAGGAGGTTGACGCCTACGCCCAGGCGGTCGTCGACGGCCTGGTGCCGGCGGGCAAGTTTCACCGGCTCGCGTGCGAGCGTCACTTCCGGGACCGCGCGCGTGAGGGGACGCCTGATTTTCCCTACCGATTCGATTCGACCCGGGCGGGTCGGTTCTTCCGGTTCGCGCAGCAGCTCCGGCACTACAAAGGACAGTGGGCGGGCCGGCGGATCGTCCTTCAGCCCTATCAGAAGTTCAGATTGGGGTCCCTGTTCGGTTGGCTGCACGTCACGACCGGGCTGCGGCGGTACCGCACGGCCTACAACGAGCTCCCGCGCAAGCAGGGGAAAACCCTGGAGGCGGCCGTCGTGATGCTCTACGGCACGTTCTACGACAGCGAAGCCGGCGCTGAAGGCTACTGTATCGCGACGAAACGAGAGCAGGCCAAGCTGGTGTTCAACGATGCAACCCAGCTCGTGAAGCAGTCAGACCTGAAGGCAAAGATCACGTCGTTCGTCGCGAATCTGAATCGTCTGGAGTTGTCGCAGAAGCTGCAACCGCTCGGCGCCGACGGTGACTCGACCGATGGTCTGAACCCCCACATGGTCTGCGTGGATGAGTTCCACGCGCACAAGGATCGCCGGCTCATCGACGTCATGGAGACCGCGACCGGCGCGCGTCGGCAGCCGATATTTTTTCAGATCACCACAGCCGGCGATGACCCGGTGAGTCCGTGCGGCGACCAACACGACTACGCCTGTAAGGTGCTTGAGCAGGCGCTCGTCGATGAGACGTTCTTCGTGTTTATTGCTCACGCGGACGACGGCGACGACTGGCTTGCCGAGTCGACCTGGCAGAAGGCGAACCCGAACTGGCGCGTGTCGATCAATCCCGACGACATGCGCGCTCTGGCGACGAAGGCGAAGGGCATCCCCGCGGCCGCGGCGACGTTCAAGCAGAAGCGTCTGAACATCTGGGTGAACGCTACGGCGCCGTGCCTCTCGATGGACGGGTGGCGGAACGGCCAGTCCAACCTCGAGCGGGATGTGTTCCTCGCCTCGCTCGAGCACGAATCCTGTTATGTCGGCATCGACCTGGCCTCAAAGATCGACTTGTGCGCGCTGTCGTTCGTGTTCCCGCCGACACCAGGCCGGCCACAGTTCGCGCTCGTGCAATACATCTGGACGCCTGAAGAGACGCTCGTCGACAGAGCGCACCGGGATCGGGCGCCGTATCCCGTCTGGGTGCAGCAAGGGCACCTTCTGACGACGCCAGGCACCCGCGTTGATCACCAAGTGATTCGCGAGGTGTTGGACCGTGAGCGGCGCCGCTTCGACATCGAAGTGATTGGGTTCGATCCGTGGCACGCCGACACGTTAATCGATCAGTTGACGACGCTCGACGGGTTCACTCGTGAGCAAGTCCTCGAAGTTCCGCAGACGTATTCCGGCATGAGCAGCGCGGAGTCGCGGTTCAAGGCCGAAGTTCTGGCGGCGAACGTCAACGCGAACGGCTGTCCGGTCACAGCATGGGCGGCCTCGAATGTCGTCGAGCAAACGGACGGGAAGAACAACATCTTCTTCACGAAAAAGAAGTCGCGAGGGCGAATCGATCCGATCAAGTCGGCAACGATGGGCCTCGCCTTGTGGCTGAAGGAACCGCCGAAGCTGAAGTATCAAGTTGTTATTCTGGGGGCCCGGGCGTGAAGAACACCAACGATAACCTACAGAAGAAGCGCGGTCGCCCTGTCGCTGCACCAACGGAAACCGTCCGGACGCGTCTGCCTCTGCCGCTCTATGACCAAATCGCGAAAGCCGCACTCAGGCGAGACGAGTCTATCGCGTCCGTCGTGCGCAGCCTCCTGATCACCCGTATTCGGCGGGATTTGTTGTAGCAATCAATTAGGCCTTCCTCTCGCTGCCGTGAGCATGAGAACCGACTCATGCTCCTACCCGAGCGCGCGTACAGCACCTTCGAGATCAAGAGCGTCGATTCAGATCAGCGAATCATCGAGGGGTTCGCCTCGACGCCGGCGCTCGACCGTGGCGGCGACGTCATGGCCCCCGAGGGCGCGCAGTTCTCCCTCCCGATGCCTCTGCTCTGGCAGCACCAGCAAGACAAGCCGATCGGGCACGTGCTGTCGGCGCGTGTCACCCCGAAAGGAATTCATATCCGCGCCAGGATCGAGAAGGGCGTCCTGCCGTTCATCGAGGACGCCTGGCAACTCATCAAGTCTGGCCTCGTGCGCGGCCTGTCGATCGGATGGTTGCCGCTTGAGCATCCGACGATCAAGAGCGGCGCTCGTCACTTCGCCAAGTGGAACTGGTTCGAAACGAGCACCGTCACGATCCCGATGAATGCACAAGCCAGCATCTCATCCGTCAAGTCTTCAGACGCTTTAGTTCTCGCCGCGTTAGGCACTCGGAACAGCGTCTCTTCGTCAATCACCCCCGGCGCTTCGGGATTGCGTAAGGACGCAACCATGACACCGATTTCCGAGCAAGTGAACTCCGCGAAGGCGGAACTGCAGTCGAGTTATACCCGTCTCGAAGAACTCATCACCAAGGACAACGCCGAAGGTGGCCTCGACGCGGCCGAAACAACCGAGCGCGACGCCTGCAAGATCAAGGTGAAGTCGCTCGTGAGCCAGATCGACGATCTGAGCACCCTTGAGTCCGCTCAGCGGGTGCAGGCCTCCGCGGTAGGCGCGACGTCGTTCGCTCGCCCTCAGGCGATCCACGCACCGAGCCAGATCCCGAAGGTCGAAGTGAAGGCGCTACCGAAGGGGACCGGATTCACACGGTACGCGATGGCCGTCGCGGCTGGCCGTGGCAGTTACTCCGACACGCTCGCCTACGCGAAGCGGTTCGAGGGGCAGACACCGGAAGTCGCGGCCTACGTGAAGCATGTCTTCGGCAAGGCCGTTGAAGGCACCACGACCGAGAACAGCCCGGCATGGGGCCACCAGTTGGTATACGCCAACAACCTCGCCTCCGAGTTCATCGATCTCCTGAAGGCGCGGACCGTGATGGATCGCCTCGCTGGCCTGCGTCGGGTGCCGTTCAACGTGCGGATGGTGTCGCAGACGGACGGCGCGACGGTGAACTGGGTCGGAGAAGGGGCTGTCAAGCCGGTGTCCGATCTGGGCTTCGGTGAGGTGACGGTTGGCGAGCACAAGATCGCCGGGATCGTGGTGCTCTCTCAGGAACTCGTCCGACTGTCCACGCCGAATGCCGAAGAGGCCGTTCGAACGGACCTCGTCGATCAGATCGTGCGGTTCATGGATCGGCAGTTCCTCGATTCCACCGTGACGGCGACGGCGAACCGTCCGGCGGCGATCACGCAGGGCGTCTCGTCCCCCGCAGCGAGCGGCACGACGGCCGAGGATCTCTACTTCGACATGAACACGGCCCTCGCCACGTTCGACAACGCGGATCAGAGCACCGAAAGCGTGGTGATCCTGATGACGCCGGCGCTCGCACGCGGGATCAGCACCTTGCGCAACGCGCTCGGGCAGTTGGAGTTCCCTGGCCTCAGCATGGCCGGAGGGACGCTCATGGGCTTCCCCGTGATCGTGTCGAGTTCAGTACCGTCCGGCACGATCGTCATCGTGGCGGCGAACGAGATCTTCGTGGCCGACGATGGCCGCGTGGATCTGGATGCGAGCAACCAGGCCACGCTCGACATGAGCGGCGGTGCGTCTCCGACGGTGAGCCTCTGGCAGCGCAACCTCGTCGGCATCCGCGCCGAACGGTTCGTGACCTGGAAGAAGCGCCGCGCGGAATCCGTGGCGATGATCGACACGGCGTCGTACGGTCCGAGCGCCCCGGCGTCGTAAACGTCTCTGCCCTGAACGGACTGGCGGAGGAGGGTGGGCCTCCGCCGGTCCGTTGTTTCGTTCTGAGGTGCTCTGCATGGTGTGGCTGAAGGCCCGTCGGTATTTCACGTTCAAGGGCACACCGTACGCCTCTGGTGACGTATTCGCGGTGTCGGCGCTCGAGGCGGTCCAAATGCGGGTGTCGCGTGCGGTGGACTTCGCCAAGCGGCCAGCGAACCCAACGCCAGCGCCGAAACGTCGCGGCCGTACCTACACCACCAAGCACATGGTCGCTGCGCCTCCTGTCGTGGCCGAACCTGCGCTCGTGCAGATTCCTGTCGACGACGATCAGAACTCCGACCTTCACGACGAGGACTGATGGCCGACTGGTGGAACATGAGTCAGCTCGAGACGGCGCGAGCCTTCGCGGCGGCGCAACGATTCGCCGAGAAGGAAGCCGCGCTGGATGCGTTGCTCGCGGGTGGGGGATCGCTCGTGCATCAAGCGACGGTGACGCTGACGGATGCGCAGATTCTGCATTTATCGCAAACGCCTGCACAGGTCGTGGCAGCTGGTGGGGCTAACACGATCGTCTTTCCGACTCGGATGGTGCTCTACGCGAACACCCTCGCGGGTGCCTACGCCGGGATCACGACAGACAGTGACAGGCTCGAACTGAAATGGATCGGAGGCGGCAATCCACTTGCTGCGGTGTTTAGTTCATCGACATGGGGTCAAGTGGCGGGTTTGTTGGGAAACGCGGCGATCTCGTTCGTGGATATTTTGCCGCAAATGAACTACGACGCGGCGCTTGGAAGCCTGAGCAGTTTTGCCGATCTCGCGTCGTACAACATCAACAAGGGGATCGAACTAGTTTGGCAAGCCGACGATGAACTGACTGGAGGAAATGCGGCCAACACCCTCCGCGTATCGACGGCGTACATGATTCTCAACACGATCACGGGCCTCTTCGAGTGAACCTCTTCGGCCTCACCATCGCTCGCACGAGGGCGCTTGAGGCTCAGACGAAGTCCCTCGTCGAGGCAGAGACGAAGTCCGTCCTGTCCGGTATTGGCGTGTCCGGATCGCGTGGCTGGTGGCCACTCATTCGAGAGTGGACGACCGGCGCGTGGCAGCGCAACGAGGAGATCCAGGCCGAGACGGTCCTGTCGAATCCGACATTGTTCGCCTGCATCACGCTCATCGCCGGCGACATTGCAAAGCTCCGGTTGAAGCTCGTCGAGCGGGACCCGGAGGGCGTCTGGATCGAGACGGAGAGTTCGGCATTCTCGCCCGTGCTGCGCAAGCCGAACCACTACCAGACGCGGATCGACTTCTTCGAGTGGTGGATGATCTCGAAGCTCGTGCACGGCAACACGTATGCCTTGAAGGCGCGAGACAGGCGCGGTGTCGTCGTGGCGCTCTATATCCTCGATCCGCACCGCGTCAAGCCGATGGTGTCGCCTGACGGATCGGTGTTCTACCAGTTGTCGCAGGACGAACTCGCACAGCAACAGACGTCGATCACGGTCCCGGCGAGGGAGATCATCCACGACGTCATGTGCCCGTTGTTTCACCCGCTCTGTGGGGTGTCGCCGATCTACGCGGCCGGATTCCCGGCGCTGCAGGGGCTGAACATTCGCGGCCAGTCCAACAAGTTCTTTATGAACGGTTCGAAGCCGGGCGGCGTGCTGACCGCGCCGGGCAACATCAGCACGGAGATCGCCGATCGGATCAAGCAGTATTGGGACGATAACTTCTCCGGCGACAACATCGGCAAGATCGCCGTCCTCGGTGACGGGCTGAAGTACGAAGCCATGGCCGTGACAGCTGAGCAGTCGCAACTCGTCGAGCAGTTGCGCATGACGGATGAGGACATCGCCAAGTGTTTCCACATGCCGCGGCACAAAGTCGGCATCGGTCCGGATCCCACCTACAACAACATCGAAGCGCTCAATCTGCAGTACTACGCGGACTGTCTCCAGAAGCACATCGAGAAGCTCGAGCTCGTGCTCGACTACGGCCTTGAGTTGGTGAACGCGGAGACCCGCACCCTCGGTGTCGAGTTCGAGCGCGACGACCTGGCCCAGATGGATAGCGCGTCCCTGATTCAGTCCGAGAAGGAAGCGGCTGGACTGAAGACGGTCAACGAGTCCCGCAAGCGTCTCGGGCTCCCCAAGATCAACGGCGGCGACACCGTCTATAGACAGCAGCAGGACTTCTCGATCGAGGCGCTCAACCGACGCGACGAGCAGCCGGCACCGTCCTCGACGGTGCAGCGTGCCCTGCCGGCAGGGAGTGAAGGCCCTAGCGAAACCGAGGAAAAAGGCGTGGTCTTTGAGGAGAAGCACGTCCTCGATTACCGCAGAAAGCTGGCCGCGTGACCGCCGACGAACTTATCTCGGAACTGGCCATCGCCACCAAAGAGCAGATGGCCGCCGTGATCGCTCCTCTGCTTGAGCGCATCGCCGTGCTCGAGTCCAAGGTCGCAGTCCCTCTCGATCTGGACCTCGTCGCGACGAAGGCCCTCCGGTTACTCCCGACACCGAAGGACGGTCAGGACGCGCCACCGGTCGATCTCGGCGAACTGGCGATCAAGGCCGCTCAACTGGTGCCAGTGCCGAAGGACGGGAAGGACGCGCCGGCTATCGACCTCGAGGCGCTCGCCGTTAAGGCTGCAGCGCTGATCCCGGTGCCCTTGGCCCCAGTGGTCGATCTGGACGCCGTTGTGTCTCAGGCTGTGGCGCTGGCGGTCAAGTCCCTACCGGTGCCTAAGGACGGTGCACCAGGGCACGACGGGAAGGACGGCCGAGACGTCGACGCGGCGTTGCTACAGACCATCGTGGCGGCGAGCGTCGAGCGGGTATTGGCTGAGTGGCCCAAACCGAAGGACGGCACCAGCCTGACGCCTGAGGACGTCGCCCCGCTGATCAAGTCGGAAGTCGCCGCGGCGACGGCCGGGATCCGCTCAGGGGCGGACGGGGTAGGCATTACGGGCACCCTGATCGATCAGGACGGGTGCCTTCAACTGACGAAGTCCGACGGCTCGACGCAGTTGTGCGGGCGCGTCGTGGGGGCGCCTGGACGGGATGCCGACATGGTGCTTCTCCAGAAGCAACTGTCCGAGGAGATCGCACGGTTCCCCCGGCCGAAGGACGGGAAGGACGGCGATCCCGGGGCGGACGGACTCGGATTCGACGACCTCGACGGTGTCCTCGACTCTGATAAGGGGTTCCTGCTTCGGTTCTCACGAGGCGAGCAAGTAAAGGAGTTCCGGCTCCCGACGTTGCTCGATCGTGGCGTGTACAAGCCGGGAACGCTGTACGTGAAGGGTTCCACGGTGACGGCTCAGGGTTCGCTCTGGATCGCGCAGGCGGACACGCGCGAGAAGCCTGGCGACGGGGCAACCTCGTGGCGTCTGGCCGTCAAGAAGGGCCGGGACGGGCAGGACCTGAGAGGCGGCCCCGCGTGAGGCTCGTCACGCGCGAGCTCGCAGAGGGGCACCTGAAGGTGTCGATTCCCTCATCCTCGCCGCCGAGTGCCGCCGAGATCGATCTGCTCGCCAAGATTGAGCAAGCCGAAGCCTTGGTTCTGGACTTCGTCAACCAGCGTCGGAGCGACGGCGACCTCTGGGCGGCCACCGTGGACGCGTGGGACGTGACCTCAGAGGACTACCCGCCTCCGCCGCAAGTCCAGGCCGCGGTGCTCGTGCAACTGAAGGAGCTCGATCGGTTTCGCGGGGATGACGTGGAGAGCGTTGAACCGGCGCGCGCCGTCGGGGCTGTGTTGCATCCGCGCGCGGCGGGCTACCTCTATCGGTTTCGTGATCCGGCGATTGCGTGATGACTGAGAAGGCACAGAGCCCAACGGTTCCTCGCCTCTTCCCTGGCGGAACGGTCGCGTGCTTGGCGACGGGGCCGAGCCTCACCCAATCGGACGTCAATCTCGTGCGCGGCAAGGTAGACGGCGTGATCGCGATCAGCGATGCGATCCGGTTGGCGCCGTGGGCCGATGTCCTCTACTCCTGCGACGGCAAGTGGTGGAAGTGGCCGCACAATCAGGAATGGATCACGTCCCATAAGGGCTTGAAGTATGGCCTGAAGGACGACGTCCGGAAGGTGTCGCATCTCGGCGTTCAGGGACTGAAGCACACCGGGCGGCAAGGGCTCGAACTCTCGCCGAACGGACTACGGTCAGGTTCCAACAGCGGGTATCAGGCCATCAATTTGGCGGTGCACCTGGGAGCGAGCCGAATCGTCCTGCTCGGCTATGACATGCAGGGCAAGCACTTCTTCGGCGATCACCCCGATCGGTCGAAGCCACCCTTCAGTCTCTGCCTGTCGCTCTTTCCGGAACTGGTCAAGCCGCTCGCGGAGGCTGGCGTCGAGATCCTCAACTGCACCCGCAAGACGGCAATCACGTGTTTCCGGCGTGTGCCGTTGGAGTCCATCCTGCACCGTGCCGCGGACGAGGACGCGGTCGCATGACGATCCCGATGTCGGCCCATCCGGACGTCTCACAGATCGAACGTGTGCGTGCGCTCATGGAGGGTCGGGCCTGCGTGGTCGTCGGGTCCGCTCCCCTGAAGACGCCGACGGCTGAGATTACTCAGGGCGAGTTCGTGATCGCGGTCAACGGCGGTATCTCGAGCCTGCCAGGTGCCGCCGATCTCTGGGTACTCAATAGCAAACTGCAGGACAAGCGCGGCGAGAACGTCAAGCCGTTGCACAAGTCGATGATTTCGCAGGGTAAGGGCCGGACGGCGGGTCACCTCCTGCTGCTTCGAGGGCCGAAGATCGCGAGCGAGCAATACACGCTCGAGACGCTCGACAAACTCGGGACGCGATACCTGACGTGGTCTGTGCTCGACAAGCCGACAAAGTTGGAGTTCGAAAAGTCGATCTGCGAACGCACAGAGAGGAGACCTTGCTCGGCTGGCATCTTCTCGACGGCGCTCGCGCTCCATTGCGGGGCCTCGTCAGTGCGGCTCGTGGGCGTCTCGTTCACGCCCGGCTATCACTATCTTCCCAAGGCTGAGCCGCAGTCGTGGTGGAGAGATCACGTCGAGGCAGACCAGCGAGCGCTGCGAGCGCTGTCGGCCCGGTTCGGCGGTCGTCTCTCGGGGGCCATTCTGCAGAAGGTGGCGGCGTGAAGTCACTGGCGTTTGGAGCGTCGATACCTAACATCGACTGGGGTTGTCGGCGCCCGACTGACCGACCAGCCATTGGAAAGGCGGCGGTCGCGCTATGAAGGAAGTCATTTTCCTTGGTAAGCGGCGCGGCTCTGGATCGCCTAAAGCGCAGTGGCCTGACGCTGACCTCTGGGGCGTCACGCACGCGAATCAGAAATACGGTCGGCTGGGGATGATCACCGACTGGTCTAGTTGGTGGGACCTCCATCCGCTGAACCCGACGCCGTTTTATCGAGGCATCAAGGCAAAGCGTCCCAATACCTATTCTTGGTACAGGACGCTTCCCGGACCTGGCGATCCTGGGTACAGGCCGCTGTTCTTGCTGGACGACTGCCTACAGGAAAAGCCACCTATTCCGGCCGCAGTGGTGTTCCAGTGGCGGCGGGTGCTAGAGGCATTCCCGCCTGCGCCTGGGGAGAATGGGTCGTGGCTGACATGCCAAGTTGACTGGATGTTCGGCCACGCCATTCTCGAAGGTTACGAGCACATCATTCTGCACGGGCACGGCGTGAGCATGGAACCGGCCCACATGGTCGCGCATCGTGGAGTCATGCACTGGGTCACGCTCGCGCGTGAGCGAGGCATACGGGTGACCATCGTCCCACCCAGTTGGTATATCGCGCCAGAGAAGCCGTACGGCGTCGCCGCGGGTGGCTTGGGGGTCCGTAAATGACCCGCCGCTGGTACGCGCAAAGCGGCGAGGACAAGATCGCCGCGCGGCTCTTCGAAAACATCGGCACCGTGAACGAGACGGCGGTGGAGTTCGGCGCCCTCGACGGCGTGCACAACTCGAACACCGCGCACTTTCGGGAACATGGTTGGACGTGTCACCTGTTCGACAGCGGGCCGCTCGATCCGATGGTCTCGCGGGAGGTTGTCACGGCCGAGAACGTCAACGACGTCTTCTCGTTCCATGAAGTCCCGTATGAGTTCGACCTGCTGTCGATCGACATTGACGGCAACGACCTGTGGGTGTGGCAGGCGCTGGCCTATCGGCCGCGCGTCGTCATCATCGAATACAACCCGATCTGGGGGATCAAGAAGTCTCGCACGGTGCCCTATGACCCGGATCGGCAGTGGGACGGGACCGTGTATTACGGCGCGAGCATGCGCGCGCTCATCAGGCTCGGCAAGCGGAAGGGCTACGCCCTCGTCGCGGCCACCCGATCGAATCTGATCTTTGCGCTCGCTGGACTGTCGCCGGCCTTCCAGGTCGAGGAACTCCCGGGCCCGTACAAGTTCAAGCGTCCCGATCCGGCCGAACGTCCCTGGGTGAGCTACCGATGACGGTCGACGTCAAAGCCATAGACCGCACGAAGCGAGCCCTGCAGGAGTTGTGCGCCGGGAGCGGTCCTATCATCGTCGGACCATGGCTCAGCGAGATCGGTTTCGAAGTCCTGTATTGGGTGCCGTGGCTGCGGTGGGCGATTCAGTTCGCCGGCCTGAATCCTCACGACCTCACCATCGTCTCTCGCGGCGGGCCGCGGTCCTGGTATCAAGGCATCGGGGCGCACTACGTCGACGTGTTGGACTTCTACACGCCCGAGGAATTGTGCGCAGGCGGGAAGCGTCGCGTGGACGAACAAGTCGCGCGCGCGGCGGCGATGGGCCTGAAGCATGCCCTCCGATCCGCTAAGCAGCATATGTTGACGGCGTTCGACAAGGACGTGATCGCTAATGTGTCTGCATCGCAAGGGCTCGCGGCGCCGCGGGTCTTGCACCCGTCCCTGATGTATGCGTTCTTTCGGCCCTTCTGGAAGCGCGCGACACCGACCCTCTATCGGACGTCGACGGTCGTGCGTCGATTGACGCCTCCAGCGTTGGACGTGGACCTTCCGGCGTCCTACGTGGCGATGAAGTTCTACAGTTCGAACGCGCTCCCGGATACGCCTGAGCATCGACAGATGGTGCAGGGCATCGTCTCGGCGCAGGTGCAGCATTCCGACGTCGTGCTCTTGCACAGCGGAACGCAATACGACGACCACGGAGAAGTCCCGATCGAGCCTCACCCGCGCGTGCATCGCGTGGCGCTGCCTCCGGATCAGAACCTGGACATCCAGACGGCGGTGATTGCCAGGTCGTCCGGCTACGTCGGCACGTATGGCGGGTTTGCGTATCTCGCGCCGTTCCTGGGTGTGCAGACGCTGGCGATCTACGGGCAGGACAACTTCCGGAAGGACCATCGGGAAGTGATGGCCGCCGTGGCGAACACGAATCTTCGCGTGCCGTTCTCGGTGGAGCCTATTCGTCATGGCCTCAGCCTGTCACCCAAGAAGAGGGCGCGACATGCTGCCTGAGGTGCTATTCACGATTCGCACGGCGGACCGGTCCACGAAACGGAACTATCGGAACTATTTCCGGACGACGGCCCAGAACCTACTTCTTCGCGGAGTGAAACCGGATCAGATTCATGTCTTCCCGACGGACCCTGACGTGGCGTGGATGGCGGAGGTGCCAGGAGCGCATATCCATGCTCCAGAGGTTCGGCGCACGCCGAACATGAACGGGATCGCTCCGATCGCATTGCTCGACACTATCGACGCCGACTGGATCGTGCTCAGCGAGGACGACCTCGAGTGGTGCGGCGACCCGATTGACAGCATGGCGCGGTGGCTGCAGGACTACGCCCGGCCTGACGTCAGCGTCTATCGGTTCTTCGCGCTCGAGCGTCAGATGCTCAGGCTCGGCCCGCATGTGGCGGCGACGCCCCTCCGAGAACAGAAGGGCTCGCAAGTGATCGCCTTACGCGCGGAGGACGCGCGGCGGTTTGCGACGTGGGCATCGGCGCACCCGCTCGACTGGCGGCCGAAGGGTGCGCCGTTTCAGGATCAGCCCCACGCCGGGTTTGACAAGCTCGTTGGCTACTGGGCCTTGCAGGATCGGCCCTCGACGTCGTTCGGGCTCGTGAGTCAGCCGTTTTTCGTGCGTCACATCGGACTGGAGAGCAGTCTTCACAGCCACGGGGTGACGCGGGATCGTGAGTTCATCGGAGCACACGCATGGGCGCCCTGAAAGATCTCCAGGGCGCCGGCGCGCGGGATCGGTTGATCACGGTGCAAGCCTTGACCGAGAGCGTCGGCGAGTCTCGTCGGCCCGTGGAGACGTGGGACACGCTCATGGAAGTCTGGGCGGCCAAGACGGACATCGGCGGGCGCGAGCGGCTCGTCGCGGATCAGTTGTCGGCACCCTATGACACGAAGTGGCAGTTGCCGTATTCGCCCGAGATCGATCCGGACCTGGTCGACGTGCGCAAGACGAGACGGCTGGTCGTCTCTGGGCGGGTGCACGACATCGTCTCAGCGGAGGAAATCGGCCTAAAGCGGGGCGTGGAAGTGAGGACGCTCGCGGGCGGGTTGCTCACATGAAGATGTCAGCCTCACTCCACGGCGCAGCGGATCTCAGGAAGCGGCTCAGCGAGTTACCGCAGGCCGTATCGACGAAGGTGCAGCGTCAGGCCCTATTGACAGGCGCGGAACCCTTGCGGGCCGCCGCGGCGGCGCTGGCGCCTCGGGATGAGCAGTCGTCAGGACCGCACCTGGCCGACAACATCGTGATAGGGGTGCAGTCGAGGCGAAAACTAGGGCAGTCCGGATTGAGCGCGTCTGAGATGGACCTGGCGGGTGAGGGGACGATCGTGGAGGTGGGACCGGCGCTGCAGCCGTCGAATCACTTTTACGGCCGGTTCCAGGAGTTCGGCACGATTCACCGCGCGGCGCAGCCGTTCATGCGTCCGGCGTTCGATGCGCAGGGGCGCACGAGTCTCAGGCTGGTCATGGCGTCCCTCTGGGCGGCGATCAAGAAGACGTTGCCGTCGAATGGTCGAAGCACGACGGGCGGGAACCTGTGACCGAGGCGCATGTGATCGAACGGCTCGAAGCGGTCACGGCGGTGACGACGCTCGTCAACGATCGGCTGTATGCGGTGAATGCCCCGCAACGCCCGACCACGCCGTATATCCGAGTGCAGCGGATCTCGAGTCCGATGGAACAGCACCTCCGAGGCCCGGCGTATCCGGCGAGTTACCGGTTTCAGATCGATTGCTGCGCGGCGGAATACTCGGGCGGCGATCCGCTCGGCACGGCGCAGGACTTATCGGCGGCCGTCATCGGGAACGGGCTTGGGCCGAATGCCTCGGGGTTGTTCGGGTGGACCGGACTGCTCGGCGGGAGTCCTGTGGAGGTGTCTGTGCGGAACGTGGAACTGCTACACGCTGGAGATCGGGAGTTCTTCCCGGAGGAACTGCGCATGGTCCGAGTGCGCACGGACTTCATGTTCCATTGGAGCCCGATGAGTTAACAAGCGTCGACAAGCGGCGAGCGCGCGTGGCGGTGAGCCCGCGCACGTAGAGAGCAACCACCGTCACGAGGAGAACACGACAATGCCGGATAGAACAGACGATTTTTACGCTGCAGAAGACGCGATCACTGGCTACGGATCGCAGCTCATGGTGGGCAACGGGGACAGCCCGGAACAGTTCGAGGCCATCGCGGGCGTCGTCTCGATCACGCCTGGCGGGATGACCACGGCTGACATTCCGCGGACGCACCTGCGCAGCCCTGACGCGCACCAGGAGCACATGCCCGGCCTCCGGGACTCTGGCGCGTTCACGGTCGAGGGGATCTGGCTCGCTGAGGAGCAGAGCCAGTCGAACGCGGGCGGCGGCTCTGGTCCGTTCTCTGGTGGGGGACTCGTCGCGCACTGGCGCGATCGGCAGGTGCGCAACTACAAGGTCGTCATGGTCAAGCCGGCGCGAAGCCCGGCGGCGATCGAGACGCCCCTTCGCGGCTACGTGTCGCAGTTCCAGCCGAGGTCGGTCGCGAACACGGACAAGGTGAAGTTGACGGCGTCCTTCATGCCGCCGATGGCGTACGACGCGAGCCTGCCGTAGGCCTGAGACAAGGCCCATCCGGAACGCGGAGAAGTGGGCGTCACGGTCGCG